GCAAACGGCATAGCCCGCACCTCTTTGCTACCTGTCGAAGGCTCGTACCCTGCGGAGTAGCCCGCCAACAGCTTGATGAATGCTTGCGCAACCTCCAGGCCGCTTGAGCCTGGTTCTTGCTCTGTCCAGGTTGCGTTCCCGCCATTTGCGCGCCACGCGTCCAGTGCCGCCGTTTGCTTGATTATCACGTCACGCTCACCGCTTGACCATTGTCCGCGTTGCACGTCAACCACGTAGAACGTGCCGCCGCTTGCGAACATGAGCACACCCGCCGAATAGTCGCCGCCTTTAGATGTCGCCGCCTTATCCCACCACCTGACCCATTGCCCGGTCGCTGGCAGCGCGTCAACGATCTCGAACCACGCCCGCTTGAACATGCCACCCTCAGCGGGTGTGGGCCGTTGCTGGTACAGCGCGCTCCACTGGTACGAGCCTAGCACCGTGCGGATTTTCGCCAGCCGGTCAGCGTTGTACTTGTCAGGCCAAAGGGGATCACCGATAGCGCGGGTATCATCGGGGTTGTGGTCATCCTCTTTGATCGCCGGGAAGTCAATCACCGTCCAATCGTCGCCATCATCGCCCTTGGCGTATTCGAGCAACCGGCCGGCTAGGTCGTCCTGGTGCCAGCGGGTGCAGGTTACCAGGATCGCCGCGTCCTTCTCCGCGCGAGTGTAGAATGTTGACGTGTACCACTCCCACAAGCCTTCGCGGTACGTCCTGCTTTCAGCTTCGGCGCGGTTCTTCACCGGGTCGTCAATGATGCCAAAGTCAAAGCCCATTCCTGTGATACCGCCGCCCACGCCCGCGGAGCGGTAGGTTCCACGATGGCCTACTACCTCGAATATGTCCGAGTTGCGCAAGTACGTGCCCTGTGCCACTGTGCGCACGTTCGCGCCGAATAGCTGCGTGCCAGGGAATAGCGCCGCATAGCGCGGGTCGTCAATGATGCGTTGGGTGTCCCGGTTCATGCGTTGGGCGAGGTCTGCGGAGTACGAACAAGCGATGATTTGCGCGTTGGGTAGCTTACCCAGGATGTATGCCGGGAGGCGACGTGACACAAGCTCACTTTTGCCGTGACGGGGTGGCATGAACACCATGAGCCGCTTAATGTCGCCTGACACGAAATCGTCAAGGTATCGGCATAAGGTTGCATGGTGCCAGTTGACTTGATAATCGGGCTTCGTGTAGGTCGCAAAGTCGAGCAGCCCGTCAATCTTGCGCGGCTTCTTGGCTGGCTGCGAGCGCTTCGAGAAGTCGAATGGACTTGTCGGTAACGACCCCGTGAAGTACTGCAACGTCTGCGGCATTTTGCTTGCGTAACCAGTCCTCATCTCTAAACATGCGGGCTTGCGCCTCAAGCGTTTCGAGCGACGTTGACAAGTAGGCCAAAACAAGCTCACCGATACGCTCCCTTTTTTGGGTCGGAGTGACGGTTTCCCCAACAGCTTGCTTTTTCCAATCGCTCACGGTTCCCTTGGGAATGTTGTACCGTCGCGCCGCTTCTGACACTGACTGCCCAGCCAAGAGAGCGGCCATAACCGCCGCTTTAGTTTCTTCACTGTGGGCCGTGTGGTTTCTCATTTCAGCCTACCGCCATACTCCGCCGGCTTGGGCGCTTTCTCTACCGTCACCCTAAGCGCCGATCCTTGCCGCTTGAGCGCCATGAGCACCGCCGCCGCCTCTATCGCCTGTTCGGGTAAGTCCAGCGTCAAGCGTATGCCGTTGTCTACCAGCGTTTGGACCTTGGCTACTGTGGCATCGAATACAAGCGCGTCGTCACTCATTCGCCACCCACACGTCAAGGCCAAACTGTAGCCGGTTCTCAATCGTCGCGATGATCGGCGCGAGGTGCTGCGCGGGCGCATCGCGTAGCATGTCGGACGTGAGGCGAAACACCGCCCAGCCCTGCGCGGTGGCAGCGTTTAGCTTTTCACAGTCGCGGGTGTAGCCGTCGCCGCGCACATGACGCCCACCGTTATGCGTGCCACCGTCAAGCTCGATTGCGACGCGGGCCATAAGATGCGCCCGATCTATGCGCCACTTGCGCGGGGGAGCGAATGCGTGTTCGGGCGTCAACAGTGGGCCGCCAAGAATGCGCCAGTAGGTGTCAAAGGATGCTTCGAGGTCGCTCACCGCGTCACCTTGATATGTGTCAGTTTGCGAAGCTGAACGATTGACACCCCATTGCCCGCGTCCGTATCTATCTTTACAAGGGCAGCTTTCCGCCAAACCCTGACTATCGTCACAGGGATTGTGTACTCATAATCAGGGGTAGCAGACTTGACATTCCACAACACGGTATCGCCTCGACTGAAGCCATGGTTGACAACTTCCCTACGAACAGAGCTTTTTGTCACAACGTCACCTTGCCAGTGGCAGGCCGGGAGGCATTACAGCCAACCGCGACGCGGGAGGGCGCGCCGGCCCTGGTTTGCACCTGCCTACTGTCAACGCAAGTGATGAAGGAGACACCATGTCCAGACCCATCCATGATAGCTTCAGTCCAGCAACGTCCGGCGCAAGAGGCCGTTTGCCTTGCGCTCATCGGCCGTGCGGATTTCGTTGCCAGTGGGCCGCTGTTCGAGGTAGACTTGAAGCGCCTTGACAAGCGCGCCAATCAACAGCACCGCGACGGGAACCCATGGCGCCGGGAACAACACACCCGCATCCGTGGCGATGTACTGCAAGAATGCGATTAGCGCCGCAATGAGCGCAATTGAGACGACGTTGGGAAGTTTCATGCTTTGCTCCTAGATATGGCAAACGCCAACCGGCGACATGCTCGCGGTGGCGTCTGTACCAGTGTATCACGAAACAGATACTATGTCAATGGGGAGTTATTGCGCGCCGATCATGCGTCTACTTCAACCTCTGCCTCTTGCGCCGCCCAAGTGAACAGGTCAACGGCGCTAAGTTCTTTTTCAATGTCGCGCAGATAACCACAGGCGCTATCGAAGTATGACCGCTTCAGCTCTTGCCCGATGAACTTACGCTCCAGCTTCAGAGCTATGTACCCCTCGGAGCCAATCCCGGCAAACGGAGAATGCACCACGTCGCCGGGGTTTGTCCATAGATCAATGCACCGCTCGATAACGTCCAACTGAAGCGGGCAGATATGCTTTTCGTCGTCCTTGTCGCGCGCCTCACGAACGTTCAGGACGTTGGTCTGTCGTATGTCGAACCATACCGGAGAGGCGTACTTTTGCCAGGTCTGAATAGAGTAGTCGCGGTCAGTATCCCAATGCTTCGGCCCATCTTCGCCGATGTAGGTTCCTGGCGCCGGAGCGTTCTGGACTTGCTTGTCAGGCATATCCTGAACCTCTACCCACTTACGGAAAACCACCACGTAGTCCGGCATACCTTGCCGAGCCACTTCGCCGCGCACTGAGTAGTTCTTCCAAAGCAGGCCGTGGTTTTTTGTGCGCTGCATTTCGATGACTGGATCCTTCCAAATCGTCACGCGACTATGGAATGCCCAGCGCCGGTATTTGCTACCGTAACGCTCTTTCTCAAACTCTGCTATCAGGCGGCCAGGGAAGTCGTACAAGCCAGCGGCCCCGTCGCGGTTCATGTACAATGGCAAATCCTTGCAATGCACGGCAATCAACCGGCCAGGCTTGATCTTTGCCCAGAGCTTGTCGATCAGGAACCGGAAGTGAGCAAAGAACTGCTCGTGGTCCTCGTTGTTGCCCATGTCGGCCGGCGTGTCGGTGTAGATATACAGCGTTGAAAACGGGGGACTGAAGATTGAGAAGTCCAGCGAGTTGTCAGGGATTTGGTCGATTGTCTGGCAACTATCACCTAGGAGCATCGTCCAATTGTCACCCTGTGCTATATCCGTTTCGACTGCGATATCTGACGTGTGACGGTGAAAGATACCGTCGAGGCCTTCAGCTTTGCTTACGATTGACATTTGACGTAGCATCTCCTCGTGCTTGACTTGCTTGACACCCAATATCTCGACGATGTTTCCTTCGGTTTCAGCGTAGATCATGTAGGCATTGACTTCGTTCAGTTGCCCGAATCGCCAAGTTCTGCGCATAGCCTGATATGTCTTTTCAAATGAGTACGTTACTCCGACAAATACCATATTTGCGCAGTGTTGCCAGTTCAAGCCGAAGCCCGCAATCTCAGGCTTAGTGATGATCTTCTTGACCAGCCCATCCGAGAATAGCGTTAGCTTGCGCTCTTTTTCGGCTATACTGTCGCTGCCCCTGACCTCCACAGCATCAGGAAATAGCTTGACCAACAGGTCAGCCTCGCTGTTGGTATCGCACCAAATCACCCAAAAGTCATCACTATCCCCGATGATCGCCGTCGCAGCATTCACCCGGTCTACTTCAGTCTCGCGCTTTTCCTTCCACATGCCAGTGGCGGATAGCGCCTCGATCACGAACAGTTGCCCATCAGCAAAGGCGCGAGTATGATCGACCTCGACAACGCTTGAATGGATGTGCAGCGGGGGGATGATAAAACCGTTATCGTCGTAGTCGCCCAGGTCGGACGGCTTCGAGATACAGACTGACCATGACACCATCCATCGCCAGAAGTCATCGGCGGCATGTTTCTTCAGGCGATAATCCCCGGCGCCCATCGTGTTATTGATAAACCACCGGGAGATCATGCGGTTACCTGGCATGATGCCCAAGAACTCGGAGTGATTACCAAACTCCAAGTGGTCGTTGGGGGCCGGGGTTGCCGTGCAAGCCAAGCGATAGGGAGTGTTTGAAAACATCTCTACCAGCTTGCGCTTGATTGAACCGGTGAAGGCCTTCAGGATGGATGACTCGTCTAGCACAACTCCGGCGAACTGCGAAGCGTCGAAGTGATGTATCATGTCATAGTTCGTGATGATGATTGGCGTCCCTGCCGCATCCACTTCGGCCTGGCTGCGCACATAGCGAACATCTACGCCGATCTTACGCCCTTCAGCTACGGTTTGATGCGCCACGGCCAGCGGTGCCAAAATCAGCACCTTGCCGCCGTTCGTGTGCCGTGATACCAGGCGCGCCCATTCGATTTGCTGCAAGGTCTTGCCAAGACCGCACTCCTCAAACAGCGCCGCCCGGCCCCGCATACAAGCCCAGCGAACCACGTCCCGCTGCCAATCAAACAGCATCGGGTGAATGTCGCCGGGGTCAACATCAAACCCGACCGGCTTCGCCCGCTCTATCTTACCTTTGAGAAATTCCGAATACTGTGTCATCTCGCGTCTTGCCTCCTGTTAGCAGATCGTCATCCGACATTCTGCTGTTTCTGCAATCGCTCAAGCTCAGTGATTGCCAATTCGTCTATCACCTCGATCATTGACCGGCCTGTTAGCGCCGCAATCAATCTCAGCGCCTTGTGCGTTTTCTTCCAAATCCGTAGAATGGTATATTCGTGTTCCATGAATACATTGTATCACAACCTATACAATCTTGTCAAGTATCATTTTCTAGTGTTTTGCCCGGCCCACCGCGAGCAGACCGGGCTATGGGTTGACCGCGGGTTATTGGCCTAACACCTCCATTCGCACCGGCACAGGATACGGGAGACTGACGCCGCGCACTACCTCCCATTCCACCGCCACGATGTTGAACTCGTCGTGTTGTGCGTCAACGCGCACCTTGACCAGCCGGCGCCCGAAAGCGTCAAAGCCAACCGTGAGCAGGCCGGTTTGTGCGTTCGTCACCCTGCGCGGCGGGCGGGGCGTGTCGCACAAAAACGAGCCGACCGCGTAATAGCGCCGATTGCGCCCGGTGGTTGCCCAGTACAGCGAGTGACGGATCATGCCATCGGCGCGGGGCGGGTTGACCATCAGCGACCATGTACCGCGGCCATAAGTCGCCTCAAGCGACGGCAGGCCGTCAATACTGCGCTGCCGTTCGCACTGTTCGACAATGGGCAGCCAATCGGGGCGTTCAGCCTTGGCGTTCATCGCACACCTCGCGCAACGTCTGCGCTGCTCTTGTCGATTGCCGCCTGTCCTGCATCTATGCGCAACACATCGGCCAACACGAACAACGGCACGGCCACGTCTGGCAGTTCAGCCTCGGCAATATCAACATTCAGAGTTACCGCATCCCATGCTGTCTTGTCGTCAAACGCCAAGCGCGCATGGTATCCAGCGTGTTTGAGGTAGCCGATCCAGGGCATATCAGCACTGATCGCGCCGGCCAGTTCTGCGAGTTCTTCGGCTAACTTTGCGATTTGCCGCGCGGCAAGCGGCCCTAACAGAAACCCGTCCATGTACCCGCGCGCCGCAACGTTGGCGGCGACGATCTCTTGAGCGTTCATCGCTGCCACCAGCGCCGCGCCGTCGCCGTGAATGACGACAACCTGCTCGCGGTGGGTATTCCGCAGCCGGTGACGCCCGCCTCCTCCACGTCAATCAACCCGTCGCCGTTGTACGCAAGAAGCGTGTAGATCCCATTTGGCGTTAGCGTTTCGACGTTGCGCGTGTAGAACGCAGGAGCTGTGCACCCTGGGCAATCGGCAGGGACGTTGAGGAATGTGTCGCCGTTGCGCGCCACAAGGTAGCGGGTCACAAACGCCTCAGTCGATACACTCCACTCCAAGCGCACGCCGCCCGGTTCACAGTAGACGTTGAAAGCGTCGATTATCACGGCCAACGGCGCGACGGTGAAGATGCACGCCGTGTTGTTGCTCCAGGGACCGCCCGCGGCGTCGGCGGCTTGGACTTGGTACGAGACGCCTTCGGTAAGCGCCACACTCGCAAACACCGGCGACGTTTGCGGGCCGGCCACAGTCGAGCCGCCCACGGTTTTGATGCGCCAGTACGCTCCGGCGCCGGTGGCGACAACGCGGTAGGTGCCGCCCGTTTGCGCCGTCACCGTCACCGCGTCACAGTGCCACAGCGGGGCGTCTTGCGCCTGCGCGGGGAGCGCGAACACGAACAGGGATAACACGACAGCGACCAACAGGATTGTCTTACACATGGTTACTTTTCTCCAACGAACAACACGAACAGGGTAAAAGCGATAATCAACAGCAGGCCCAGCTTCGCGCCGGTTCGTGGCGTTGCCTTCGGCTTGCCACCGCCGACGATGCGCGCCACGTCCTGCGCTGAAGCGTCACCCGCGCTCCACTTGCCGGGCTTGTCGCGGATCGCGGCGTCAAGCGCCAGGGCAATGACGGCCAGCACCGCGAGGCCATACCACATGGCGTAGGGATTAGCGTCGGTCATGGTAAAGCGCCCAAATCACGAACGTCAATAGCGCCATGTCGCGCACCCCTAGAAACCCCACCGGTGAAGCCGGATCATGCGCCACGCGGTCGAAGTGCACCGCCTGTGCAAAATAGCGGTTTGGCTGCATCGCCGCATACAGCGGATCGCGCTCCGCGCACATCTGCTCGAATGTCTGTGCCATTAGTACCCACCTCCAAACGGAGTGTCTTGTGCCTCGGTAACGGCGCCCTTGGGGTGCACTGGCGCCAGGATCGCGGGCCAGTCCGCGAGTAGCGCCTCGATTAGCTCAGTAGCGCCGCCTCCGATGCCGCGCTCTTTTGCCGCCGCTTCGTAGACGCGCCACACGCTCGGAGCGATGCCGATAATCGCGGTTCCAGGCTGCGCCGCCAAGTCCATCAGCGCACCGACAAACTCCGAAAACGTAACGCTCGGAGTTTCAGCGCAGCGTTCTTGCAATCGGGTTATTGTGATACCTCTAACGGGTATCATGATCTGTGTCATTGCCTTCGCTCCTTTAGCGCCGCGACGTGCGCGGGGATGGTGCGCGTCACCGGCTTGTGTTCGGGCCGTAGCACCGGATCGCCGTCGCCTGCGCTCCAATCGGGTGTAATGAGGTCGCCGGTAAAGTCGAGGTGCATGTCAAGGCGATTGTCGAGCCAGCCGCCGAGCCAGGTTAGCAGGTTCATGGCGTGCCGCCTTCGTTGTGCCAGTTGATAATTTGCGCGATGACGTAACCCGCCAAGGTCGCAAACATTCCAACGAGCAAGCCGCAAGAAAAACCGAACACAATGTCGCCGTTCATTTCGTACCCTCCACCGCCGCCAATGCCACGAGCGCCGCAGCGCCAAGCAACACGAATTGCCCCGTTTCGCTTTGCGCCAGTAGCAGGATGATCGCCACGGTGCCGACGATGAAGCCAGCAAGCGCGAGGCCAGCAAGCGCGAGGCCCAGGATCACGAGCGCAAGGGCTGCGTTATCGCGGGTCATGGTTGCACCGCCTTGAACTGCGTTAATAGCTGCCGGGCTAACCGGGTATGTAGCCGCCGAAAGTAGCCGTCTTGTCTGTCGTGCAACGGACAGGATGACCAGTCAGCGTCCCAATCATCGTTTGACTTGTAGCATGTGCATTCAATCCGCGGATGCCACGGATCGCCACGATATGCCGGGTCATCATTGGAGTACTTGTCGAATATCATCCACCACGCCGCGCGGTTAGCTGCTGTCTTGAGACTGGCAACAGTCGCAACGTGCCTGCCGTGGCGTACTCGATACTGCGTCACTTCGCTGATTTGCGTCATGGTTGCACCTTCTTTGCTTCGCGCTTTTCGGCTGCGACTTCTGAGCGACACAACGGGCAACACGCCTCATGGCAATCGCGCTCACTGTCGCGCGGATCGGTGTGCCGCTTGTCCCACGATGCCGCCGTGAATGGCTTTCTGCATACTGCGCACAATGCGCCGTCCCAATCGTTCATGGTTGCACCGCTTTCCGCTCATTCTCCGCCGCCAGCCGGCACGCCCGTTCAGCCTGCGCCGGTGTCAAGCCCGCCGCATTGCGCCGCTCGGTTTGGTTGCGCAAAACGTCGCGCAGCCGAGCCGCAGCGATGCGCCGGGTGTAGCCCTCGTTCAGGCTGGTTATGGTGCGCATATCTGCGCGGAAGGCGGCCAACTCGATAACCCCATAGGTTAAAAGTTCGGTGTCGGTGGCGTTCATGCTGGTAAGTCCTCGACAGTTAGCGCCATGTCGCCTTCGGGGGATGGCATAAGCACAGCGTCAATGATGCGCTCCAAGCGTGAGCCGGTGACGTAGGGGCGCACCTCGCGCAGCGCCGCCTCAAGCTCCGCTATCCGCGCATCCCGCGGATCTGGCAGCGTACCGAACACCACTTCGAGCCGCAGGGGTTGGCGCCAAATCCATTTACCGCTGCCGGTGGGTTGATAGGGTGTGTCCATTGCGTCAAGCCTCCTAGAACTTGCGCCCATGCGCTCGGTTGTGGCATGGCCGGCAAAGCACCTTTAGGTCGGTCATACGTTCGTTGCCAAAGCGTTCGTAAGTCAGGTGGTGAACATGCAACGCTTCCCGCGCTCCGCACTGTTCGCACTCGTATGCTGCTATGGACAGTTTAACGTCGCGGATAGCGTACCATGCTTTCGAGCGCATGTAGCGTTTGTATTCAGCACGTCGCCGGTGTTGCCGCAGCCATTGGGTGATGTTCATTTCGCCAAGTCCCAAATCTGAAAGCGGGGGAAGTCTACGTACTGCTTCCAAGAACCTTTAGGCCCAAGCGTGTTTTTGTCCAGCTTGAGATTGACGGTAGTGCTGCCGGGTACATCGTCGGGCTGCATAAGGATCACGGCGTTGGCCTTCTCTGACTTCTCGCCGGCGCCGCGGATCGCGTTGCGGTCCAAGTCTTTGAAGCTCACCGCCTTACCGGCTTTGTTGAACTGCGACAGCATAAACAGCGGTATGCCTTGCACCTCGGAGAAGTCTTTCAGTAGGTCAACGTCATTCGCTTCGCGCTGGTTCTTGTCGCCGCCGAATAACTTGATTTGCACAGGTGACGGGGTGGCCTTCTCCAAATAGTCGATCACGGCAATGTCACACTTGCCAGCCGCGCGCAGCTTGCCAAGTTCGCGGAGCACAAGCTCGATTGACTTACCGGGCGTGTGGAGGTAGGTTATCTCGCCGGGCCAATTGAGCAGCCGAGCCTTTGCCGCTTCGAGGTCTGCGAGGTCTTTGGTGGTCAACTCGCCGGCCAGCTTCAACTGGCGTCGGGCAATCGCCGTATGCCGAGCCGCGCGTCGGTCAAGCATGATGATCTTGGAAAGCTCGAAATGGACAAAGACGACATGCTGCCCCTTGCGCGCCCAATACTCCGCAACGTTTTCAGCAACAATGGTTTTCCCGGTTCCGTCCGGTGCTGCCAGGATCACAAGGATACCCGCCTCGATTGGGTCCATGAGATTGTTCCACGAAGCCCAGGGCCAGTTAAACAGCTTGCGCTTATCCTCTGGCAGTTGCGATAGTTCGATGCGCCGTTCAATCTCGCGGTCGTAAATGTCGAAGGATGCCGGCCATTCCATGATCGCGCTTGTCGTGTCAGCCGGCGCGACCTTCTCGATTGCGCCCTTTAGCCAGTCGTAAATACCCTCTGGCGCCTGGAGCGCCATCACGCGCCGGTCAAGCTCGCGGGCCGTCTGTTCCAAGTATGAATGCCGTGGGTCGGCGTAAAATTCATGTTCCACGAGTTTGCACCTCTACCTCTCCGAACGTGCCATCGCCATAGTCTACTTTGACGGTTTTCATCACGATTGGCTGCTCCGCTATCTTGGCGTCTTGTGCAGCCTTGACAACATACGGCGCAACTTCCCCATCCTTGCGCCAGTTGTCAAAAGTGGTAAACAGGTATCCACCGGGATTGTCCTTATCTTTGGCTTTGCCAATCATGTAGCACATGACTTCCGCGCCTGCGTAGGCGAGCCACTTCGGAAGCTGCGCAATCGGAGGGTTTGCCTCATACGGTGTCCCGGTGAACGTCTCTTTCCACTTTGCCAGGGCTTGCGCTAGTTCGGGATCGATCAAAGCATCTTCAGCACTGTGCCCGTTAGAAGATGTTACATACTTAGAAGAAGGGGAAGGGGAAGGGGAAGGGGGCAGACTTTTGCCAGGATTTTGCTTAGCATTTTGCTTCGATTTTGCTACACCGCCCCGCTTTCCAGCCTCAGAGCGTACAACTTGGTTATGCAAAACCTGTTCACGACTGGGGTTGTACTCCAAGTAGTCAGGAATTTGCCAACCATTTTGTGTAGCAGACCATAAGCAAACGTCTAGCAATTTGCCAGCACTTTGCTTAGCAATTTGCCAGTCAAGCCCCGCCATTCCAGCGAGTAATGGAAGCGTCGCCTCCGGTATAAAGCCGTCCGTTAGCTGGTTCGCGCAATAGCTCAGCCCGACGATGTAAAGCATCTTCGCGCTTGTGTCGCATTGCGCGACTTTGCGATTGAGAAAGATTTGATCGTCTAGCTTGAGCCAGGCCATTACGCCGCCTCTTGGGGTTCCGTCTCTTGCTGTTCGAGGTACCGCGTGACTTCGCTCATGGGTACACGTCGCCGCCCGCCCGGTGTGCGGATCAACCGGATCGTGCCATTGGCGCCGGCCCGCCTGAGTGTCGAGGGGGATATTTGCAGCAGCTTGCACGCTTCAGTCACGGTCAGTAGTTTGTCGTTCATATCTAGGGAATAGTTTATCATACTTACCTATTGTTGTCAAGTCCTAATCTTGACTAAATACGGGGTAACGATCTTGTGCCAGAGGTCATGGTGTGGCTTGCAAAGATCGACGGTCGGCCACAGGTGCCAATCGTCACCGAATGCCGTCTCAAGTGCCTGGGGTGCCCAATGATGCAGCTCGACGCCTGAGACGCCGCATACCGCGCAAGCCGTCCCGGTGGAATAGTCGGTCAGGATTGGTACATCGACTATGGTCCTGTTCCAATGTGCCAGCAGTTCGCTAACGTATTCATGCTTCAAAAACTGGAACGGGTGTATCCGTTCACATCGGACGCAATACCAAAATACCTGACTTGTCCCGTTGCGGATCACGTTGCGCTTGAGCTTGCACGGCGCTGCGCACTTCGGGCAGGCCGGCGCGGTCACTGCGTCACCTTACTCCACCCGAAACGCTGCGCGAGTAGAAACACGCTGCCCAGCCCCACGGCGCCAGCGGTGTTACCGCTGGGTTTGAAGCTGCGCCACTTGCGCTCTATCTCGCCGTCTGCACCATCGCCCCATTGCACGGCCAGCGGTAGCCCAGCGTCACCGTACTCTCGGTGTAGCGCCATCAGCACTGCCACCCATTCGTCATAGTCGATACTCCACGCCGGTATCTTGCGCAGCGCGTCAGCGACTTCAGCTTGATCGGTCTGCCCGGCCCATGTCGCCATGACGCGCTTTTTCTCGCGCTGTCCGGTGGCCTGGTATTGGCCTATCAGGTGTTTGACGGTTTCGAGGGGCAAGACGTGGTCAATCATCTCGAAGTCGCAGGACTTGGAGCCGTACCAAAAACGAGCGGGATCTTTGCAAGCCCGGTCAGCCGTGCCGAATAGCCACAACAGCGCCGCCGCTGCCAAGGTGTAATTCTGCGCCTGCATGATGGGAGTGTCCAACAGGAACACGGCGCGAGCGCGCGGCCTGTCTGCCGTGTGGCTGGGGGTTGTATACACCATCGCGCCGTGCTTGGCTATGAACTTGTCGGCGGTCAGGGTGGCGAGTGTCGAGCGTTCATCTTCAGTGTCGAAGTCGAGGCCCAGGTGCTGCCCGGTCACGAAGTTGGCGGTGGAGCGCCAGTGGTCTTTGTGCCAGGTCGTCAACGGGTGCCCGTTCCAGATCGCGCCGGCCAGGTCGTAAGCCGTGACAGTGCGTTGATCGAATGATCCATTGAAGTCGTGCCAGAACGGATCGCCGGGCGGGATTTTGTGATCCAATGCATAGCGCGAGATTGCCACTTTGAAGGTTGGGTCAGGCGAGGTCATGGTTGCGCCTGTGGCCTGGTCGCAAAGAATGCTTCAACCTCACGGGCCATAAGCTCGCGCACCAAGGCCGAGCGAGTGGTGTATTTGGCCTGTACCACGAGGTCGAAGCGGTCGGCCAGTTCAGCCGGCGCCCTAACAATGAATGCCTTTTCAGTTGCCTCAGCGGGGGTGTCTTGGGTGTTTGTATTCATAGCCCTATTGTATCACAATGATATCAGTTTGTCAATACCAGAAAATTGGTGCGTTTACCCCCTTGACAAAATGATATCACTGTGCTATACTATGTCTGTAAGTGAGACGCAACACCAACCGCAAGGAGCAGGATCATGGCACAGCACACAATCACGGTAGACTTGGCAGGCGCGATAGACGCCGAATGGATCAACGCAGGCAGCCCGTCCGATGGCTTGCGCCTGGTGGATTATCGCATCTCAGGCAATCGCACAGTCACCCACCTGTGCTGCCCCGGCGACGAATGGGCGCCGGCATACGAGCGCCGCGGCAATGGCTATGTCCACATCGCCGGGCCTGAGATTCGCATGAGCAACAAGCAATACACGGCCATCTACGCCCTGGCAGACGCCGGGATTAGCTTGCCGATCTAGTCCAAAGCGGCCACGGCATACGATAGCGCGCCGGTTGTGGCGACCAGGCGCAGGAGGTTTTCGAGATGGCATACCAGAACACGCAAGCAGTAGCACCTAGGCAGACAATGGACGTTACAACCGCTCCCGGTTCCAGCACCGTCGAGCCTGAGATTATCGCGCTGGCGCAAGCGTTCTTGACGGCAAGCCCAGAGATCACGCTGCCCCAGGCGGTGAAGGCCGCGTACTTCTTCCACAACACCGGACAGGTCGAAGGCCGTGACAGCTACATCGGCACAAGTGGCCGTGTCACTGGCAAGGTGCTGGAAGGCTACCGCGGAGTAGCCCGCGACGCCGCAGAGCGCAACGTAGGCGAGGTACAAATCAAGTACCGCCCGCTCACCGCAGACGAGGCCGCATGGAACGACGTGCAGCCCGGCGACTTGGCGCGAGCATGTGAAGTATACCAGCTCCGCGCCTGGCGCATTGCCCAGAAGATGGGCCAGCCCTACGAGCCGATCATCGGGATTGGGATCGTCAAGCCTGGCGAAAAGACAGACAGCAACGGCAAGCCCATCCCCCTGATCGGTGGGATGACATGGGGCAAGAAGTGTCAGAACCGCGCCTACAAAGACGCTATGCGCCATGTGCCTGGAATGGCAATCAACGGCGCCGAAGTGCTAGAAGATGCCGAAGAGCGCGACATTCATGTAGAGGTTCCGCAGGGTGCGCAGCTCACCCGCGAGCAGGCAATCGCGCTGGTGGCCGAGGCCGAACGCTTGAGCATCGCCCCGCCCCAGCCGATGAACGAACAGCAAGCCGCGGCGACACTGGCACAGAACAACGCCCGCACGCGCGGGACTGGTCCCGACTGGCAAGGGTTCGGGGATGACGACGAACGCCCCGCCAAGACGCCGCAAGACGCTGCCAACGACGCCGCATTCGAGCAGCTCCCTAGCGCCAGCGCGGAGCGCGCCCCGGCTGATCGCTACGAAGGCGGGAAGGCCGAGCGCGCCGGTGGCAACGGCAAACAGCCGCCGGCCAATGGCCGCCCGCAATGGAAGGATGCCGACAGCGCGATTGATTGGGGCAATGCTCAGGGTTGTTTCGATCACCGCAACCACGCTGAGAATGCATGGAACAAGGTTGTCACGGCAATCAAAGCCGAACACGCGCCGGCCATCCCGACTTACGCCTGGGTATTCGACGCCTGGTACGCCGATGTTCAGCGCCGGGTGCTGGATCACAACGCCAAGATCGACGCCGAACTCGACGCACAGGCCGCCGCGCAATCGTAGCGACACGGTGGGGCGCGCATACCGATCACGCGCAAAGGATGGATGAGCGATGACGATTGATGATTTGACTATCGGACAGGCGCGAGAAATTGCGCGAATGTTTGCGGCTGAAACGCCGCAAAGCAAGATTGACAACGGCATGATTGGGCAGTACGTGATAGTTCGGTGCCGTGACGCCGGAGTACACGCCGGAGTACTGGAGGCGTACTCCGGGCGCGAGGCCATTTTGAACGAGTCGCGCCGTCTGTGGTATTGGAAGCCGGCCGGAGGTGCAGCATTCCTCAGCGGAGTAGCCGCCGAGGGCTTGGACGCAAGCAGCAAGATTGGTGTATCTATCAAGGTGCACCTTACTGAGACATGCGAGATTATTCTGTGCAGCACCAAAGCCGCGAAGTCGATTAAGGAGGCAAAATCTTATGCCCCTTGACGGCGACGGCGACGGCGACGGCTACGGCGACGGCGACGGCTACGGCGACGGCTACGGCGACGGCTCCGGCTTCGGCTACGGCGACGGCGACGGCTTCGGCTACGGCTACGGCGACGGCTACGGCTGCGGCGACGGCGACGGCTCCGGCTCCGGCTTCGGCTACGGCGACGGCGACGGCTACGGCGACGGCGACGGCGACGGCTACGGCGACGGCTACGGCTACGGCGACGGCGACGGCGACGGCTCCGGCTCCGGCGACGGCTACGGCTAACCCGCCCCGCACTCTCCCGCGCACGTGACGACACGGACGCAGACGCAAAGCCGTGAGCACCGTAAAACC